TTTTTATTGCATTTGCAAGACCAGTAGTTTGCAATTGTGACAAAGCAAGTTTATTACTTAGACGATCGGCTTCCTCAGCATTTTCTAACAGCAAAGCCATTTGTAAAGATAGTCTAAGTTTCTCGTCCTCAGTTAATTGATTCTGCAAGGCTGCCATGATTTGTATTTGTTCCATGTCAAGCAAGCCGCTTGCCTTTTTAAGTTTAGCCTGATCTTTAATTGCTTTAGTTTGTGCGTTAGTTGCTTTTAATTGAGCAAGTGCGGCAGCCTTGGCTTCCTTGGCAGCTCTAGCAGCTGCACCCTCGGCAAATTTAGCCGCACCGCCTTGATCGCCTCCAGCCATTGAACCGCCAGCGGCAAACATACTTTGTAGGTTTCCAGTTGCTTTAGTTGCAGATTCGCTAATTGCGTCAACGCCTTTAATCATTAAGCCAATTGCTGCAAACATGCCAGCGGTCATAGCAGCTGCGCCTAATGGGCTAAACAGGAAGTTTCTAGCAATCGCTGAAGCTAGTAAAGCATTTCTAAGAACTTTAACGGTTTTAACAATTGTGCCTAATGCTGTTATAAAAGCGGCTATCTTATTAATTGTAAAGGCAGCAAGTAAGACAGCTGCAAAAGATTTAACTAAAACAATGTTATCTTTTATTAACTGCCCAATTCTAATTAAGGCTTGGGAAGTAGATTCACCAAAATTAATAATCTTTGTCTGTAATTCGTCTATTTCTGTTGCACCGCTGATTCGCATGATCGCTTCAACAAGACCTGCCCCAATACTAATTCTAGCCATATCAGCTGCAACCTTTAACTTGGCTAGTTTGCCAGAGAAAGTATCGGCTGCTCTTGATGCTGCGCCTTTTGTAATGTTAGTTATCTCTTTTAGGATTAAAGCAAAATCACCTGAAGCAAGAGTTGTTTTACTAAGACCTAAACCTAATCCATTTAAACCTTTTGTGTTTCCTAGATAAGCTTTGCTTAAAGCGTCAGCGGCTTCGGCTACGCTAATGTTTTGACGAGCAGCAATATCTAATGCAATGTTTGTAAGGTTTTGTGAAGCTGCAAGACTTCGGGTTGTAGTTAATAATTTCTGATACGCAGGAATTAATTGCTGATCTGCAACTCCATATTGTAATTTTAAACTGTTTAAAAATGCTAGTGAGTCTGAGGTTGCAAACTCAAAACCAATGTTTCGTAACGAGTTTGAAAAGAGTGCTAATTGCTTTTCTTGAGCAGCAAACGCACTAACCGCTGACTTAGCAAACGCGGTAACACCGACACCAATGAGAGCTTGTTTAACGTTTCTAGCCAGTTTATCGGCGGCGTTCTCAGCTTGAGTAAATGCTTTCTTGCCTGTAAATTGCGCGGCAATATCAATTACTATACTCATTGTGACGCCTTCCTAAAATATTGTTTCTTTTTAAATTGCTCGTTAGCGTTGTAAATAGCAGTTAAAGCGGCTGCGTTAGCTTTGCCACCGTCCTCAGCCCAAGCCCGAAAGATCAACCGACCTTTCATATAACGACCTCGCTTTGTAGAGCTTTCAATATTGCCTTGTTTTAATTCACCCATTGCTTGAATAAAATCTGAACCCGCTTGAGGATTATTTGAACGACTAATATCTTTTTGACGTGGGTCACCTTTGCGACCAACCCAAGGCTGACCTGAAGGGTTTTTTCTGCCAGCTGTTTCATAAATAGCACCAGCGGCAGATTTGTTAATTATGTAATAAACAGCTTTAAATCCGCGCCTATTAGTTTTGCGTGGTGTTGAACTGTATTGAATTTTTGAAACAATGGTTGCGGCGTTAAATAAAGGGAACTTTCTTAGCCTATTATCTTGAGCATCAAAATAGAATTCAGATCGTCGCCTGTAACTCCAACCACTTAAAGGCGAGGTACTAGGAACATAATCTTGAGCTTTTTTAACTACGCCACCAAGAGCAACAGCCATTTGATCGTCTAATTGTACAGCTAGGGCAGGAGCGTAATCTTTAAGAGCTTTTTGAAGCTCAATTAAACCTTTTATTTCTGCTGGCATTTTCCCTAGCCTTTGCGTCGTCTTTAAGAACTGCTAAAGTCGCCTTTAACAAATCCCTGTCCATATCAATAAACGTTTGGTGCGGAAGTCCTGTTGTTATTGCTAACCTAGCAACGAGGTAATGAAAGGAATCCCGCGTTATCCATTTGGGGAGTCAGCGTCAAGGATTTCTACTTTAACAAGCTGCTCCAAATACTTATCGCCAAAAGGCACAACAGTTACGCCATTGCGCCTTTCAGCTTCCCAAGCCAACCAATAAACCGCGCTTTGTTTTTCCTCATCTCGGAAATACTTATGAAACCCACTTTTAAAATGGGTTTCAAACGCGAACTCAATAACAGGAGTAATTTCATATTCAGAAATTTCACCTGAAGCCTTGGTTATTTTAAGTTTAATCATTTCAGTCCTTTACTGTTAGAACGTACCTGTGGTTGCGACTGTTGTCTTGCTATTGCAAGTGAAGGTCAAGTCTATTACACCTATATCAGCGACCGCGCCATTAATGTCGGTTAAGTTGTCAATTAAAATCGTACCAGAATACAACGGATTCGTCGCTGATACTGCGCTTGATTTGTCTTGCATAGCTGTAAAGGCAACTGTTGTACCAAATGCAGCTTGTAGGGTTGCGCGAACTGAACCCGCACCTGAAGCAATGTCGTCGCTTAGAAATGATACGGTTATGGTGTCCGCTGATAAGCCAGTTGTAAATTTGTGAGCTGTATCCCCCATCGCGCTGATCTCAATTTGATCAAGAACGCGGTTAAGGGTAAAAGCTGTTACGTGGTCAGATAGGTCAACAGAGTTAACCTTAAATCCAACTTTGTTATTTAAAAACGTTGCCATGAATTATTCCTCGTCTTTCTTGGTGATTGTTGGTTTTGGCTTGTCTTGTGGTGCTACTTGACCGATCTTTTTAAGAAAGGCAATGTCCTCGTCTGTAAGTGTCATTTTAACTCCAAGTTGTTAGTGTGCTGATATTAATTGTGGAAACCATCATTTCTTGAGCTTCCTGCAATACCGAAGGCGCAGATACGCTTTCAATGTTAAATTTAATGCTTGACGCAACAAGTTTTAAAAATACTGCGCAAACCATTTCCTCTAACGCAATCAATGAAGCTTGATTGTCCAGCATTGGGACTATGCAAGTTATTGTGAAATTTGCTTTTGCCCCAACATTGTATTGATTGTTGCTTGGCTCAAGCATTGGGTCGGCATACCTGAGAACAACGCTGTTGGCGGTGGGTGTGGCTGGCACATAAGAGAACGTGTCCCACACCCCCGCATTACTTAGCGCGGACGCAATGGAAGCTCTGAGAGTTGTAACGGCAACTGTCATTAGCCTATTAGTCCATCGGGAGCTAAGTGGTTCGCAATTAAACCTCTGACTTTTGCTATAAGAGTTGAACCCATTTTGAAGGGACTTGGTTGAAAATTAGGGTCTAGTGCGCCGCCGTTTGCAGCTTGTTTGGCTTGCCAGATTTCAGTTGCAACCATAAGAGTTGCTAAATTTATTTCAGGAATTGTTGCATAGTCAACATTGGTTGGAGCTGCAACTGTTCCGTAAGGTCTAACATTTCTTTTTGTTTCTACTGAAACATGAGATATTACATAAGAAATTGAATAATCTGTTTTAGCGGTAACCGTTTTATTTCCGCCGTTGTAATGAGCAGCAACATTTTCTACTGTTACAAGCTGCCCAACTTGTATGTCATGAATTTGATCTGTATAAATTGTGGCTAGTGTTGTTGTACACTCTCTTGCAATAACATTATAATCATTAAACCATAAATAACTTTTAATTATATTTTCAGCAGCCTGACATACTTCCTCAACCGTTGGGGCAGAATACAAAGAACCTAATGATAAATTAGCTCTAAGTTCGGCTTCGGTAACGTATGTGGCTGGCATTTACTTCCCTTTCTGGAGTAAGGGGGCTAAGGCTTCCAAAGCCCCCTCACATTTAAAAACAGGTCTTAATTAAGACTTGTTAAACTTGCGGATTCCGCCAGCTTGCTTAGTTAGCACGCTTGCATAACCGTAAATCTGAACTGAGATTTTTCCGTTGTCGGAAAGTTGTACCTGTAATTTTGTAACAGGTGACTCATAAAATGTAATTGCCTCTGGTACTACTAGGAAGCAAGAATCATCAATAAATCCTGAAGCCAAAACGTTCTCGTCAACGTAAAGGTTTGCGCCAAGTACAGTTCCAGTTATTGACTGACCTGAAACGTTACCTGAGTTGTTCTGAGGATTTGAAGCTGTATAAAGCGCACGCTTTGAGGAATCTTGCATACCCATAATTGCAGCCCATACATCTGTTGAAGCAATAAGGTTACGAGCAAACTTACCAGTTGACTTCTTGGCTGCTGCTGCCTCTGTTGCAAGGAAAGATTGTAGTCCATCTGCGTCAGCTGTTGTTGCTGTTGCGGCTGTACCATCTGCAACAATTGTTTGCAGAACTAACTTGTCAGATTTCTTTGCGTAAGCATTATTTAACTCACGGACAAGCTCGTTATAAAACTCAGGACTTGATCTATCAATGAGCTCCCACGTTACTTCATTTTTTGCAGCTAACTTAACGATTGAAGCAGTTAGATAACCTGATTCCATTTCTACGTTTGTCATTGCTGCGCCTTCATTAACTTCGTTAACCTCTGGTGCAACAGTTAATTTAGGAACTGTAAAACTAAGTCCGCTTGCTGGCAATGCGCCGCGACTGATCGCATCAATTGACGGTCTGTCTGAAATTGTTGAGGTAACAAACTCTTGCATGTGCAAAGGTAGTGTTAAACCTGTATTTGTTGAAGTGCTTGAATCTGCTGCAAGAATAAGTTGACGACTAGCATCATCACCCATTGCGGCTTTAATTGTGTTTTCAAGATATTGAGCTGAAGTCATTGGTGCTACGCGTGGTGTTGTGTACACCGCTGCGCTTACTGTTGGGCGAGAAGCTTCAACCGCTGGGGTTTCTACTACCTCGGTCGCAACAGGAGTTTCAGGTGTTGTGTTTTCCACAATTTCCTCTGTTTCTGTTTTGGTTTCGGTTGAAACTGCCTCTGTATTTTCAGACGCAGCAACGCTGGTTACTTCAGCTGTTTTAAATGCAGCTGCCTGTACTAGCGAAACTTCAATTAGACGAGCCGCACTTACGCGATAAACTCCGTCTTTATTTTTTCCTTTAATTACTTCCACGCCCACACTTAAACCTGAACGTAGGTTGTCACTTGCTTCAATTAAACTGTCTGTACCTCTAGTGGTATTAGAAATTTTAAATTCTGCATAAATTCCAGTTGAGTCCTCTGACATATTTTTCATGCGACCAATTGGCTTTTTAGGGTCATGCTCTAAAAGTAACTTAACATTTTTAGGGTCGTCTATTTGAATTGAATTTGCCTCAAATAAAACTTTACCTGCATTAGTATTTCCAATTTCATCACCATAAGGCGCAATTTTTCCCGCAATGATTCTGCGAGATTCTGAAGCTTCCAAATCTGCACTAAAATTAATTATTTCCATATTACTCATCTCCATTAGGGCTTAGGTCTTCCATTGCTCTAGCTTGTTCTACTGTTATTAATTCCAGTTGCAACATTTTTTCAACAACAGCAAGTCTTTCAAGTGGGTCAGTACGTAAAAATCCTGAGTCAATGTCAAAACGGATATGTTGGGTTGAAGGCGTAAGATCATCTAAAGAAAAACGTTTTTCAATTGCTTGGATATAAGGAGCAAGGGTAAAAGAAACGAGTTGACGCCTGTTGTCTAATATATTCTGATAAACCATGCTGTTATTCATATCTGCATTTAAATAAAACGCGTCAATGTTAAATAATCTCGCCACTTGGGCACTCATATTTTGTAACGCGTCTACGTACATCATATCTTTAGGAGAAAATGAAGTTGGTTGGTATTCAAGGCTCGCAGTTAAGTATGCAGTTGATCTTGACTCTCTAGCGCGACGCCATGCAGCTAATAATCCCGCAACTTCCTTTTCACCCATGTCCGCGCCATTATTTTTTAATATTCCAGCGGGTTGTGGAGTTGAGGAAGCAACAGCTACCGCTTTTTCTAAATCGGCGGCTGATCTTAATATTCTTGCACCTGAAGTCAAAAGTGAATCTTTGCCAATTTGTATAGTAACTAAACTGTCAATGCCTTCCATTGGTACAGGCTTACCGTCAACGTGGTAGGTTTTTACAAGCGTGTTATTTTCATTTAATTCAACAGTAACTCTTGAGTTAACAACATATTCAAAACGCGCTGGTCTATTATCATCTTGATATAATTCTTTTACTTGAAGGTATGCAACCGAATACCAAATTAATGAGTCAACAATCCAAGAAAGAGTCACATTGTTTGGAGCATTTTTTGTTAATTGATTTACCCAAGGTAAATTAGGCAATTCTTGACCAGTTGACTTTGAATAAGTGCAAAGTTCCATACTGCTAATAATTCCGCAGATAATGTTACGCGCTTGTTGAACTGAAGGAATTGTTATAGCTTCAGCTCTATCAAAACTTAATGGTTGAAATGGTTGGAAGTAATTAAAAGTATCGCCCATTACTGAAGGGGCTAATTGAGCCTTAATATCAGTTTTAGGTGTTAAGCCGATTAAATCGCGGAAAAATCCCATTAGAGAATTATATCACTTTTGACCGTCATGCGTAGATCATCGGAACAGAAATTGGTTTTGAGAGCAAATGAACGCACATTGCAGTTGAAATGCTCGCGGTCACATCTCCAGCTGATTTCCTTCGGATAATTCTCCACCCTGAGTCATTTTGTTTAGCTGCACAATTATTCATTGATTGCACCCACTCAGGTTGACCACTATGAACTAACCTCATATTTGTCAAACTATCA